GGGTCAGCAATGGCCAAATGGCCGCATTGCTTTAATCAAATGGTGCGCGGGGCGGGACTCGAACCCGCACATCCTTGCGGACGTCAGGACCTAAACCTGTTTTGCAGGTTCCACCAAAGCGCACTCGGTTACGAAAATCTCTTTGTTTATCAACAGGTTAGACATTTGTAGCCCACTGAGGTGCCCCAAGTGGGGAACAAAAGTGGGGAACAGACGCTATGTTTCCCTGTACACAAAACCTTCGATTCTACCTCGCAGGGGTTGAGTTATTTGGGTGGGCGCTTGGCAGCCGCGTCAGCGTAGTCTTGCTGCTCCAGCTTGAGCTGCGCAAAGGTCACTTCACCACGCCCAAGGCGCAGCAGGTTGTTTGCAACGAGCTTGCCAGCGGGCGTCAACGAGATGTACTTTTTGCGTACATCGCGTGGATCCTCATGGGAAGTGATGTAGTTCAGCCCCGTGACTGGGCGCATGGAGTCCACAGCGCCTTCCCCGATGTAGGCCACAAAGCGCGTGATGGTTGTGCGACTCACATTGAGGAGGTCCGGCAGGTCAGCAAGGGCCGTCACTTTGTTCGCGGCAAGTGTGGTGAACGCGTTCACATAGCTCAAGTTGCAATCTTGAAATCCAAAGGCGTAACGCATGTAGAGCAGCACATCATTCAACACCTGTAAGTCCGCCACGAAATGCGTATCGGAATAATCAGGGACACGCTCTTCGATTTGCCTGAGGATGTCTTTTACATCCAGATCAGCTAGGCAGGTGTACGGCAGTCCGCTAGTCTCAGTTTTCTTGCGTGGCATTCTGGCCCCCTTCGCTTGGAAGTGCTGGTTTTTCAACAGTGTGTAGTTCACTCAAGTAGTCCAATACAGCCAATGGCGTGGCAACATGCTCATTGAGCAAATCATTGATCTTCTTGATAGCATCCCCGGCCTTGGCAACCTCTTCGGCGCGCAAGATTGCAATCCAACCACTTGCCCGCTTTGCCTGAAAAGCATCAGCCACATCAGCCGGCCTTTGCTGTGTCGAGTCACGCACAAAGAAAACCGCTGGATTCCCGTGCCTTTTGTGTAGGTTGTGCATCCACTCGATGCTGTCCGTGGCTGCTGCAAAGTGTGCGCAGACCCTACCCGAGGCGTCACGCTTCATGATGGAACACCAAGGGTCCAGCATGTCTGATAGGTAGGTGTGGTTGGCTGCCGCTGCGTACATCATCAGCGTCTTGCCTGAGCGGAAGTCTTCAAAGTTGGCCAATGCGCGCCAGAAGCGTTGCCCCTCACGCTTTTGGGAGTCCACAAGCTTGGTGACTCCCTCAGCATCTCCTTTTTCTAGCAAGCGAACATATTCATGGAAGGACTGTCGAGTATCCATGCGTAACTCCTTTAAGTGTTATGATTGTAACATAATTCTCTATAGTCGAAGGATTATGTAGCAAGGATGAAAACTGGTACTTTTTCGCCCCCAACCTTTACAAAGACCATCGCTTCGCGGCCCTCTGGACACTCCTCAACAGAGAAGAATTTCGCCTGTTCCTTGCGGATCATCTTGTTGTCTACCAACATTTTGATAATCCGCTTGTAGCTCGACATGCAATCGAAATCGACATACAGAGGGCGCTCGGCAATAACCTGAGCATCTTTCAAAAGCTGCACGCGAATGTGTAGCGATGTCGAATAATCACGCTCCAAATCTTCCGCAGCTTGTTTGATGACTGACTCAGCAGTCATAGAAAAAGTTGAAAACATACCCGTATCTCCCCCAATTTTTTTATACCCAGATGTCGCCTCGAACGAGCGTGTTATGACATATGCCGACAGATCAAAAACCGGAAACACCATGCCAACTTCGTTGGTCCTCGTTGGATTAGCCACCGAAGAACTCCCTGAGGTCAATCAGCCTCTCCCTTGCGGCTCGCTCTGTAATCAGGCCACGAGTAACCTTATCGATTAACTCCCTGCCCTCCCGTGCCAAATCTTCTCGGCCACAGGATTGGGCCGAATTGATTAACGCCCGCGCCTCCCGAATACTCACAGGCTCTTTAAAAGCCGGCACCACATTACGCATGGCTTGCCCTCCTTTTGTCTTGCAGTACAGACCAAATCTCGTTCATCTCCCTCTCATATTTCGCCCGAAAATACTCCTTGCGAAACTCAAGGTAAACCGCTAGCTCACCTTCAATCACGGCAGCTTGAGACGGATGCCATGCGGTGTGTAATAGAGCGCCTGTTTTTGTGCAAAACACATCGAATCCGCCTTGTGTTTCGTTTGGTTTAAAGGCGTGTTGCCAAATTGAGAATGTCTCAGTCATACGAACTCCGGAAGAAAATGGTTTTCGACATACGCCCTGATTTCGGCAAGATCTGCCCGGGTGTCGTCGAGTGTTTTGAACAGCTCAACCACAGTGGTAACTTGCAGTTGCTCAATTGCTTCATAGCGCTGCGCATGCACAGCTTTGGAGCACTTAGGCAGCTCCCTCTGGAAATCCAGCAGGCTCATTCCCATTCGGGCCGCCATCGCGGAATCAATGACATATGCACAAGATGCATACGCATTAGCATCATCGAAGATTTGCCGGGCGAGTTTGTCTAGTGCGGCTTCTCGTGTTTTATTCATAGTGTTCCCCTTTTGGTTTGTTGAGGTCACCCTTTTTGCGACCTATGCATATACTTTAACACTCATCGATAAACCTTGCAAGATGTTTCGATGTTATTTATGTGGAAAACATCAATTATTTTCTAAGTGTTTTCCCTAGGGTGTGTTCTGGCGGTGTCTGGAGGTTGCCTCGGGCGTGGCTGTGGATGCCTATGGGTGGTATGTGTCAATCAAAAAAAACAGATACACCCCACAAGACCCGAACACAAGAATAAATACAGAAGGAGAAGACAAAAGCTTGGATACCCCAACTGGATACCCAAATGCAGGCTACCCAGACCCCATTTGGCCACCCAAAAGGGGCCGGCTGCCCTACCCCTTCGGATACCTCCTCGGGTCACCAAAGGACCCTTTCGGATACCCAAAGATTTCGGCGGACCAACTTTTGGAAGTCCAAAGTGGACCGGCGGTGACCGGAAACTTGAGTGGGTGTAATGCTATGTAAACCGTATCAAACCTGTAGGTACAAAGGCATCCCACAGAATTAGATCGACATTACTCTTATTATGTCGTCATATTTCGCCACCCTTTGGTAACCCAGAAAGGTGGACCGCCGGACCTTCGGAAAACCAAATCGGACCCTCCGGTTGACCGGAAAGGTGGTCGCCCGGAAATCCGGTTGCCCGAAAATATGGTTGACCGAAAGCTGGCTCGCCGAAAGTCTGGTTGACCTGACGCTTTGGATTACCGAAAGAATGGTTGTCATTACGGTTTGGGCTGCCACCTTCTGGATTTCAAACGGCCTTGTCGCTGTGCTGCTAACTCATCGGCTCTATAGCTATACAGCTAACTAATCTCTTCTACCCCCTATAGGGGGGTATCGCTGAGTTTCTCAGGAGGAGTCCTTCGCTCGGATTTTTCTGACAAAAATGTCCCGAGGGTCCACCAGCGTGACACCTGCCGAACACCTTTTGTCAAGTGTTCTGGGACACCAAGAGAAGCCACCTAGGAGCCACTTAAAGGGCGCACATGATGTTCACACAACAGGTGTACCTGATGCAGTAACAGCGGGGTTTTTTGATGCGGTAACGCAGGGAGAAGCTCGAGTTGACTGGGTGCAAAACCTTCAGGTTTCAACCTGCCGAATCACTTGAGTAACGCACGTGGGTTCCCCACTGGTTTCGTTGACAACAGACCCAAAGTTAACCACACTCTTATGCGTCAAACATGCCACCCCAGTGTATCTATAGGTATACCTTAGGGGACCCCAAATGTGGACCTAGGGTGACCTTAGGTAAACCTACAGGTGTCCCTATGAGTGTCCCTATGTGTCTTTATCTTAAAGAAAACAACTCTATGTGTATCACCCTAGGTAAACCGTTTGTGTCCCCTTTGGAGACCTCCTTTAGATTTTTCCAAAGGAGCCTTCACTATGAGCAACACAAACTTAAATGACACACCGGGCACACCTGAATTCAGGTTGAATATTCAAACCATCTATGACTGGGCTAAGGTGCCCTATGAGTTCGGTCATGGATGGGACCTGTTGGTGGCCACAATGCTGGACCAGTTGGAAGGCGATGCCGGAGAACTTGGGTACGACATGGAGTACATCCAGTTGACCGCTATGGAGGACAGCTTCGGGACCCTAAAGGTGTCCGGTGTGTGGCCCGCTGAGTTGGACCACATCATCGAGACAGCCAGCCGCAAGAGCACAGAGACTTGCCGCAAATGTGGTGAGCCGGGGACCCTCAAAGTGGGTGCAGGAGTGCTGTGGTATGTCTCTTGCGAGGCTCATACCCTGCCCTGCTCCATTACCACCGAGGAGTACGCGCAGGAGATGCGCTTAGCGTTGCCTTCGGACAACGAGCCGCTATGACCATCAACTATTTCACATTGCTTCACAAGTGGCCAATCCTTGCTGAGGTACCTTTGGAGCATGGCTTGGGGTGGGCCGTTGTGTTGGACCGGATGATGACCGCCATGGTCAACGCTGGTTTTGACATCACGCGTGACAAAGTGATTCAGTCCAAGGAAAAGTTGGGTTGCCTCAGCTTGTCCGTGGACATTGACCAGTCCCTCGATGGGGATGAACTGCGCAGGGCCAAGATCAACGAGGCCATTTGCATCAGTAACACCTCAGCTCGGGTGTGCGAGGTGTGCGGCGAACCCGGGCACCAGATGGTCTCAGGCAGTTGTCGCATTGCAAGATGTGCAGAGCATGTCCCCGAAGGTGCCAAGACCTTGCGGGAACACTACGGGCACTCAGCGACTACCCCAGAAAACTTCATCCCGTGATGTGTTTCCAAGGACGTTGTCCATGAAGCGTTCCAGCTCTTGCTGGAGCATCTCTTCGCGGTGCTGGTCCATGACCAACGCTTGATCCCTGCCCATTTGTTCCACCCAGTAGGCCACAGCACCCGCTACGGCCTCCAAGCGGTCATCATGGGCCAAGGCACCACGGTCTTTCGTAATCCGTGATAACTGGTACACCAGTTGGTACTTGGGGTCCTCAACCTTCAGGTCAGCCTCAATGACACTCTTGGCCACCACCAGACGGTGCTGGTTGAGCACAGGCTCCAAGGTGTCAATGATGCGGCGTTCCTTTTGGGTGTGATGGCGTTTACCTTCGGGGTCGATGGAGACCTTGTGGTGACGCAACAAGATGGGCTTGAACAGCTGGGTGAACATGCCGTCACCGAAGTTGTCCTCGATGATGAGGTAGTTCACATTTTGTTGAGAAGCCACGATGGCCAGCTTGGTCAGGGTCTCCTCGGTGTAGCCATCCCGGAAACCACCCGAGGCGGTCAGGTAGAGCATGCCGTTGAGCATCTTCACGACCGCATAACCGGTCTCATCCTTGCCCCTACCGGAGGGGTCAATGAACATGACCGAGCCTTGGAAGGGTAAGAACTCTGGCGAAATCCACATGGGCTTGTGAAAACGGTCACCCATGAGGCCCGCACAGGGCAACTCCAGCTGGTGCTCCACTGCGGAGGACCAGACGACTTTCACAGGGGCCACCTCGCGGTCCACATCGAGCACAGTGAGGTCGTTGCACTTGAGCGGATAGCGGTCTTGGTCAGCCAAGGACACATCCAGCATGAACTGCAGTGCAAACCCTGAGCGGCCATACGAGGCTTCACGCTCCACGAGGTCCAAATCGGTGAACCGCTTGGGGTCCACAGGGCGACCAGCGTTGTTGATGTCACGGGACAGCATGTCGGACACATACGGGGCCAGCTTGCCCTCGTATTTCGAGAGCTTGTCGGCCATTGGAAACCGTGCCGGCCAGATGCGCACTTCGTACCCACGCTCAGGCAAGATGTTGTAGATCGACATCTCGGTCTGCGGTGTACCGAGGTAAGTAATTTCACCACCCGGCAAGATAATCGCGTCGAATTCCTTCACGGTCTCCATGAGCTTGTCACGGTTGTTTTGCGTGAGGGAGTTGTTGAGCGACTCGATGTCGTCAGCAATGATTCGGGTTGCACGACTACCGGTCAACTGGCCGGTGATACCCACGGACTTCACGGAAGGCGCATGGGCAGGTTTTGCGGGACCCACATCGAATGCGATGTTGGAGTCACGCTGGCCCTCTTTGGCCTTGAGGTGCGCCAAAATGGGCAAGTCATGGATCAAACGCTTCGTGAAAATCGAAAAGTCATCGGAGCGCTGCTTCGAAGCGGACACCACGAGGATTTTTTCCTCTGCGTTGTTGAGCAGCAACCAGCAGCAGTACGCTGAGGTAATCCAGCTCTTGCCAACACCACGGAAAGCCTCGATCATTCGCCTGCGTGGACCACTTTGCAGGTACAACGCGATGTCGTATTGCACAGGGGTTGGGT